AAGACACGAATGGTACAAATTAATCCTGTGGTATATGCTTTACTACAAGCGCATATTTCAGAGCACATTTCTATGAAAGCAAGAGCACAAGTTGTAGCGATGATGGGTGAAGAACGCCCTGATCTGTTAGAATTACAAAAAACAGATCCAGCTTTATTTCAAGTTGAGTTTGATTCTATGGTTTCTTTGAGAGTCATGGCCTTGACACAAGAATTACAACAAGCAGAAGAGATGACGGAAAAAGGTGATCCCCTTGTTGAATTAAAACAAAGAGAACTTGATCTTCGTGCTATGGATATGCAAAGAAAATCAGGTGAGTTTATGACAGAAGAACAACGTAAAGCTGGTGAGTTTGAACAGCGTATTGATTTAGATAAAATGAAAAGAGAAGATTCTGAGGATGCATCAAAAGAAAGAATACGTATTGCAGATGAGAAACTTGGCTTGAATGCAGTAAAACTTGGTATACAGGATTTAAAAAATGAGTGAAGATAGACTAATAGAACCTAAACTAAAAAAAAGAAAAAGATATGACATAAATCCTTTCTTAAAAATTAAAAGGTCTGAGTATTCAAAGACAATTAAAACTGATAAAGGTTATACAAACGTGCCTTCAATGTATGAGGGTCAAGAATATGATGAAGATTTTTTAATTGAATTATACAAAGATAATAAAACAGATCCTGAAACAGGAAGAAGAGTTAAAACTTTTAAAACACCTGAAGAAGCAACAGTTGCTGCAAAACGTAGATCCAGTAGATTAAAAGAAGGCGGTATGAGTGGTTGCCCACACCGAGAAAACGGAGTCAAGAGTGATATTAAGGGAATCTCTGATATTCAAGTCAAAGGTAAAAAGTTTATAGGTGTCAGATAAGCTTGAAAAACTAGTAAATATAATTATCGTTTTGTGTATTATAGAAATTATGATACATTCTGTGGAAGTAATAATTGACACAATACCTTATTTAAAATGATAATAAAAGGCGACTCTTCAGAATACCATTTACTTACTAAACACATAGGTAAGCTTAAAATAGATAAAGCTGTTTTAACTTGTGAGATTGGTTTAAGAGAAGGTTTGGGTTCAAAGATAATTATGGATTCAATCAGGGATAAAAACCCACCCTTCTACAAGCATGTTGCTGTTGATCCTTACAACAACTTATATTATCAACATTGTGATGATGAAGAACAAACCACTGCTGATTATACAGAAGACATGAAACAAAGAATTGTTTCTTATTTGTATCAAAACTATCAAGAGTTTGATTTTTATCATATGACAGATGAGTATTATTTTGAAACTATGGGTAAGGGTCATCAATTTTCTGTAGATGGGAATTGTATGATGTTTGGCTTGTATAAAGTAGCTCACCTTGATGGGCCACATACAACACATGCTGTTTTAGACGAGTTAAAGTTTTTTATCCCACGTATGGACGAGGAATCTATAATAATCATTGACGATTATAAACACATCAAGATGGGTATTGTGGATATGCTCCTAAAGACTTATAATTTTAATGTTGCTGAAGAAGGTGACAATAAAATTATTTATAAAAAGGAGTAGATATGCTTACAGCAATATTAGGTCCAGTAGCGAGTCTTGCTAAAACCTGGATTGAAGGAAAACAAAAAAAAGCTCAGCTTAAATCACAAGTAGAGTTAACAAAACTTGAAGCTACAAAAACTAAAATTGAACAGGATGGATCTTGGGAAGATAAAGCCATGTCAGCCGCAGACGGCTCGTGGAAAGACGAAGCTTGGACCCTAACTTTTATTTTTATAATTTTTGCATCCTTCGTACCTGCTTTTCAACCATATATGCAACAGGGTTTTTTATTTCTTAAAAACGATTGTCCTGATTGGATATCGTACGGAATTTTAGCCAGCATAGCTGGATCGTTTGGGTTGAAGAGTATTGCCAAGTTCAAAAAATAGATTAAAATATATTTAGTGGACTGCGGTCGTGAGGACAACCAGCACTTTAAATTTTAGGAGTTAATTATGTGGTCTAAACCTATAATTACAGAAATTTCTGTTGGTCTTGAGATTAACAGTTATGCCTGTGCTGAAAAATAAAGTGATGGGGACTGAGTCCCCACACTAAATTTGTGTATGGCTACCAAGATTGACAGAGTATTGTGGTTTACATTACAAATTTTATTTGGATTTTTGATAGGTTTGTTGTTGTTTTTAACTTTATATTTTATAGGAGATTATTATGTTACTAACTAAAAATTTTGTAAAATTTAATAACCTTTTGGTTAAAATACCTAATCAAACAAAACGTGTTTGGGATCTATCTGAAAATAGATGGGGTTACAAACTTGTCCGATATATTTAAAATAAAAGATTGTAGTGGTGAAAGATTTTCAAGAAAAAGACGTATACTAGATTATAAGTCACCAGTGGTATGTTATGGTAAAAAGATTTCAAAAAGTAGAAATAGTAATTGCAAAAAAGACAAAGAGAAGGTATAACAAAAAAGGACTTACACACAGAAAGAAACTTGGACCTAAGTCTCATTTAAGACATGCTTGATATAGATACCTTACAATCAATTCGCCACTATATAAGAAAAGAAATTCAAAAAACAAAAGACCATATTTGTTATGGTATAGACAAACTTGATCAACTACACTATGCTAAAGGCAAGCTCAACGGATTAGAATCGTTGCTTCAGGATCTTAAAGACCTGCAAAATAAGGAGAATAGTATAGATGACATTGATCAAACCTAATACTAAATTAGTCACACCTGAAAAAGATGTTGACGAACCCTTAGTTCCAAAGGGTGCAAAACAAGTGGAAGAATATCTAAAATTATTACCAAAGCCAGTAGGATATAGACTTTTAGTAAGGCCATATCAGCCAAAAGAAAAAACTAAAGGTGGTCTTTATCTGACGGAAAAAACTCTTGAAACACAACAGCTGACTACAGTAGTTGGTATGGTAGTGAAGATGGGTGACCTTTGTTATAAAGACAAAGAAAAATTTCCAACTGGACCGTGGTGTAAAGAGGGACAGTTTATTGTTTATGGACGGTATGCTGGCGCTCGATTTAAGACTAAATATGGTGAGCATCGTATTTTAAATGATGATGAAATCATAGGAACTATTAACAAACCCGAGGATATCCTCGCATTATTCTAAGGAGTAATTTATTATGAATGAAGAAAATAAAGTAGAGTTAGATACAGATGATGTTCAAGAGCAAAGCATTGATGTAGCACAAGAGCCTAAAGAGGAAAAGGTGGAACGCCCTGAAGTTGATTTAGGGTATACTGATCCTATAAAAAAAGAAACTAAAAGTGAGGTAATTCAAAAAGAAGAAGAGCCTAAAGAAGAAAATAAAGAAGATAATTTACAAGATTTATCTGATAATGTTCAAAAAAGAATTGATAAACTTACACGTAAATACAGGGAGGCTGAAAGAAGAGAAAGAGCGGCTCTTGATTTTGCTAAAGGTTTACAAAAAAAATATGAAACTACCGATCAAAAATTAGCAAATATTGATTCAAATTATTTTAAAGAATTTGAAGCTCGTGTAGATGCTCAAAGAGAACAAGTAAAAGGATTTCTAAAAACAGCTATAGAAAATAATGATACAGATAAAATCATGGAAGCAAATGATAAGCTTACACAATTAGCTGTAGAAAAAGAAAAAGCACGCATACATTCAGAACAAAAAAAAGAAAAAGAAGAACAAGCAAAAGCTGAAAAAATTGAACAAACTCAAACGTTACAACAACAGGCACCACAACAAACACAAGAACAAGCCAAACCTGCAAGTCCTCGTGCTCAAGAATGGGCAAAAGAAAATGAATGGTTTGGTAATGATAAAGTCATGACTAGCGCAGCCTTTGGTATACACCAAGATTTAGTAGAGCAAGGGTTTGACTCTGAGTCAGATGAATATTACAATGAGATAAACAAACTAATGAGGGATTATTTCCCAAATAAGTTTGCTAGTGAAAAGAAACCCGTTCAAACTGTTGCCTCTGCGGGGCGTAAACAGGAAGGACGCAGGACTGTGAAACTCACTCGTTCACAGGTGGCTATTGCCAAAAAATTAGGAGTGCCACTAGAAGAATACGCAAAGCACGTGAAAGGGTAAGAATATGAATGATATTAAAAGAACCACACGCAGTTCAAGTGAAAAACACGAAGTAAGAAGTAAACCTTGGACTCCTCCATCAAGTTTGGACGCACCTCCTGCACCTAAAGGATTTGTGCACAGATGGATAAGAACTGAACTCATGGGTCAAGAAGATACAGGTAATGTGTCTAAAAAGCTTAGAGAGGGATGGGAATTTGTGAGAGCCGAAGAAATTAAAAACACACTCGGTGATCATGATTATCCAGTGATACAAAAAGGGCAATATCAGGGGTTGATCGGGGTTGGTGGCCTTGTGTTGGCAAGGATACCTGAAGAAACAGTCGAGCAACGCAAGCAGTATTTTCAAAATAAAACTGCTGACCAAGTAAAAGCTGTTGATCAAGACATTCTTAGGGAACAACGACCAGAGATGCCTGTTAACATTAACAGACAATCTCGTGTAACTTTTGGTGGTGGTCGTAAGTCAGAATAATTTTTTGATAAAAGCCATCGCTGTAATATTAATGCTTATTTAAGGAGAATCTAAATGGCAAATGTAAGTGAAAAGTTTGGTCTTAGACCTTATAAATCTCTTAACGGTGCTCCATGGAATGGTGCTCAGAATAGGTATACTATTGCAGCCAACTACGGAACAGCAATCTTCCAAGGTGACTTGGTAGTCCCAACTGGAGCTGGTAACATTGAACGTTATGATGTTACTGCAAGTTCGGGAGCTGTAAAACCTATTGGTGTGTTTAATGGTGTATTTTACACTGACCCAACAACGAGCAAACCAACATTCAGTAATCATTATCCTGGTAGTGTAAACGCTAGTGATATTGTTGCTAATGTAATTGATGACCCAAATACATTGTTTTTAGTTGATTCAGATGATGCTTTTACAAGAGCAGGTCTGTTTATTGGTTATAAAACGACAAATGTAACTGGGAACACGGTAACTGGTATATCTAAAGTACAACTTGATACAAGTACAGCAGACTCAACGAATGCTATACCTCTTCAAGCTGTAGATATATGCCAAGATGTTAACAACGAGGACACAACGGCTGCTAACGCAAACATTGTTGTCCGTATTCAAAACCATTTTCTGAATCCGCCATCAGCGGCTGCAGATACTGGGGTATAAGGGAGATATAATATGGCTATTTCAAGATCACAACTGGTCAAAGAGCTAGAGCCTGGTTTAAATGCTCTCTTTGGCTTAGAATATAATCGTTACGAAAACGAACATGCAGAAATTTTTGTTTCAGAAGCATCTGATAGAGCTTTCGAAGAAGAAGTAATGCTAAGTGGTTTCGGTAGTGCTCCAGTTAAAGAAGAAGGTTCAGGGGTCGCATTTGATCAAGCAACCGAATCTTTTACTGCGAGATACACTCACGAAACAATCGCTATGGCTTTTGCTATTACTGAGGAAGCAATTGAAGATAATCTGTACGACAGATTAGCTGCAAGATACACAAGAGCATTGGCAAGATCAATGGCTAACACTAAGCAAGTAAAAGCTGCAAACGTACTTAATAATGCGTTTAATAGTAGCTTTGCTGGTGGTGACGGCGTTGAACTTTGTTCCACAGCTCATTCGTTAGCAACTGGTGGTACATTCGCAAATGAATTATCAACTGCTGCTGACTTATCTGAAACATCACTAGAGCAGTCTCTAATTGATATTGCTGCTTTCGTTGATGAAAGAGGACTTAAAATTGCAATGCAAGGTGTTAAACTGATTATTCCAAAAGAACTTCAGTTTACTGCTGAAAGAATTTTAAGATCACCTCAGAGAGTTGGTACTGCGGATAATGACATCAACGCTATGGCTTCTATGGGTATGATCCCACAAGGCTATAGAGTTAATCATTATCTAACAGATACTGATGCTTTCTTCATCATGACTGATGCTCCTAACGGAATGAAACAATTCGTTAGAGCGCCAATCAAAACTGCAATCGAAGGTGACTTTGATACTGGTAACGTCAGATTTAAAGCAAGAGAAAGATATTCTTTTGGTTTTTCTGATCCAAGAGGTATCTTTGGTTCACCTGGAGCTGCATAGTTTCAGTGGTGAAATAAATTAGAAGGGGGGACTTACGAGTCCCCCTTTTTTTTTGTATAATATAAAAACCAAGATAATATAAACTTGATATAGACTGACTTGGCAGACACCCTAGAGGACTATATCTTTTAACTAGGAAAAACTAATGGGTAATACAACTTTTTCAGGTCCAGTTCGTTCGGAAAATGGATTTAAAAATATAATTAAAAACAGTATTGGTACAGTAACAAATGATATGACTTTGTCTGTTTACTCTACTTCAATTACTATCGCAGCAACAGGAACTTCTCACAAAGAGGCTTCAATTGGTATTCCGTCAAACTTTATTCCAATGGGCGTAGCTGTTACTGTTACAAGTGCTGCTGCTAACGCAGTGAACTTAGTTGATATTGGTACAGATGCTGATACAGATGGTTTTGTTGATGGCATTACTGCGGCAATCAATAGCACAGGTTTCAAAGGCTTCTTTCCATGTAACGGCGTTCTTGGAATGTCAGGTGGTACAACAACTGCTGCTACAGAAACAGCAGACGAAGTTGAAGTTGTTATTTCTGGCACTGCTGGTGCTGGAGGTGTAATTGCATTAAAGTTTTTTGGTTTATCATCTGATTCACCAACTACATAATAGGAGATTAATATGAACTCTGATGTAGGTGCAAAAACATTAACAACAACAGGAACAGTGCAATCTGGCAGAACAAGATTATTGTCAATTTACTATGTTGGTCATGCTTCGGCAGGTACTCTTACATTCAAAGATGGAGGAGGAAGTGGTACACAAAAATTAGTTATTACAACACCAGCTAGTAGTGCAGCAGATCAATATCAAATTGATATACCTCTTGATGGTATTGTTTTTAAAACAGATATGCATTTAACAATTGCTAATGTTACTTCAGTGACTGTGTTTGTAACACCAGTTACAGCTGATACTGACAATGGATAATAGTTACTATGATGATCTAGACCTTTTTGGTTTAGCGAAAGGTGGAATGCCAGCTCGCAACAAAAAAAACTATAGGTCTACAAAATCGGGTGCGGGAATGACTAAAGCTGGGGTAAAAGCGTACAGACGTTTAAACCCCGGCTCTAAGTTGAAAACTGCTGTTACTGGTAAAGTTAAAAAAGGTAGTAAAGCAGCTAAACGAAGAAAGTCATATTGTTCTAGAAGCAAAGGGCAGATGAAAATGCATAATATTAATTGTCAAAAAACGCCAAACAAAAGAATTTGTCAGGCGAGAAGGAGATGGAAATGTTAAATAAAGTAAAAGAAAAAATAGAATTAATTAAAAACTTGTATATTGATAACAAAGATTATATAGTATTTGTATTATGCGTACTTTTGAGCCTTTGTTGGATTTTTTAATAACTTCTATATTATTTTCAGGATATATATTATTTTTAGCAATATGGGGATTATGGGCTGTTGTTTCACTACCTATAAATAAATGTTATGCAACTTACAGAAAATTTTTCATTAGCAGAACTGACCAAGTCTCAAATGGCAACACGCCTAGGCTTTAATAATAAACCAAGTCAGCAAGAGATATTATCTTTAAAAAAATTATGTGAAAACGTTTTACAACCTATTCGTAATCGTTTTGAAAAACCAGTAATTATATCTTCAGGTTTTAGATCAGCTCAACTCAATAAAGCTATTGGCTCATCGAGTAAATCGCAACATTGTAAAGGTGAGGCTGCTGATATTGAAATATATGGAGTTGATAACAAACAACTAGCTCAATGGATAAATAACAACACCAAATATGATCAGTTAATTTTAGAGTTTTATAAAGAGTCTGATCCACAAAGTGGATGGGTGCATGTATCGTATACTGATAAATGTAGAAAACAATTTTTAAAAGCTTACAGAGATACTGACGGAAAGACGAGGTATATACCATGGCAATAGGAAGATCACAAATGAAAAAACAAATAACAGATGGTTCACAAAAACGTAAGTTTGCGAAGACTAGAAATAAGAAAAGAAAGGTGTTAGTATAAGTTATGACAAAATTATGTGCTAGAGGCAAAGCTGCCGCAAAAAGAAAATTCAAGGTATACCCAAGTGCTTATGCAAATGCATATGCATCGAAAATCTGTGCAGGTAAAGTAAAAGATCCGAGCGGTGTAAAACGTAAAGATTTTAAAGGACCTAAACCAGTTAAAAAAGGGGCAATGATAAAAGCAAGTGAGGGTAAACAAATTAAAGATGATTACTCTTTTCTAGATGATTTAAAAGACCCAAATAGAAGACGTGAGGCAATGGCTGGTTATCGTGGTAGAAAAATTAGAAAACAGGAACAAAAAAGAGGGCCAGTGACTTACAAAAAAGGGAAAGATACTGAAGAAATTTTATCATATCCAAATCCTTTTATAGACGTTTTACAAATGGAAAATGTTTATGGTAAAGACAAAGGAAAAAAACGTCTTAAATTTGGTAAAACTGATGCAGAAAAAGCATCAGAAAGTAGATTTAAAAAGGCAGAGGGTGGCTTTAACAAAGTAGGTAATCACGAGGTTATGGGTTCACCAATCTCAGTAGATGTTGATGATGATAATTTAATGAACTCTTCAGCTCAGGCATACTACAAAGATTTATTAAAATAATGGCCAAGAGTGGTTTAAAAAAATGGTTTTCCGAAAAATGGGTTGACATCGGTTCTAAAAAGAAAGGTGGAGGTCATAAAGAATGTGGTCGTAAAAGTGCAAGTGGTTCCAAACGAAAATACCCTAAATGTGTACCAGCTTCAAAAGCCTCAAGAATGACTGAATCTGAAAAGAAAAGTGCAGTTGCAAGAAAAAGATCAAAGGCGCAAGGAGTTGGTGGTAAACCTACTAATGTTAAAACATTTGCAAGCAAGGGGATGTTGATACAAACCTATTATAACGATATACTGTGACTATGAAAAAAGAACTTAAAAATTCAAAAAAAGCTGATCTAAACAAAGACGGGCAACTATCTGGTTATGAAAAAAAAAGAGGTATGGCTATTGAAGAGGCTATGGGAGCAAACCTTGGTAAATTTATTAAAGAAAAAAAGGCAGAAAAAAATTTTAAAAAAGAACTTAAAAAAGGTAAGGTAGATATTAAAGGGGACAAAGGTGGTAAAAAATTAAGCACTTATGTTATGGAAAAAAGAAACGAACCAAAAATACCTGAATTTTTACAAAGACAAAAAAACGCACCTGTAACAGGATTATCCAAAAATAAGAACCTTGCAAAAGTTTTAGGTAAAACTATGGGTGTCATTGGAATTCTTACACCAAGTGAGTTAGGCTCAGCAGAATTAAAAGACATGGAGAAAAAAAAATACGGAGGCCCTGTGGGCGTGAAAATGGCAAAGGGTGGCTTTAAAAAGAAAACACCAATTTATTAGGATGAATTATGGATAAAAAAGACAAACTTTTTTTTAAAACAAGAGATAAATTAAAACTTGAGGGTGACGCAAGAGACGATCCACACTTAAAAGATGGAGTTGAATATTTAGAAAGACATTCAGGTAAAACATCCAAAGAAATAGACAAAATGTCTTATAAAAAATTTAAAAAATTAATAAGAAAAGTGTTAGACCCTAAAGCAGGTTTGAAAAAAAGTGTTATAGGCGCAGCCCTTGCACCAACAGTAGCAGGATCTGCTGAATTAATAGACATTAAGAAAAAAAAATTTGGTGGGTTAGCAATTAAAGGTGTTAAAGATCCAAATAAAATACACAGAAGTTAGGATGAATTATGGCCACATCAGAAACAACTTCATTTGATCTCAATATTGATGATATCATTCAAGAAGCATACGAACGTTGTGCTGCAAGAACCAACAGTGGGTATGATTTAAAATCGGCAAGACGAAGTTTAAATATTCTTTTTTCAGAGTGGGGAAACCGCGGGGTGCACCTTTGGAAGGTAGCAAACCAAGAACAGCTACTGACAGCAGGGACAGCGACCTACACAGCACCGACAAATGCGAACGACATACTGGAAGCGTACGTAAGTACAACTACGGGTCAATCCACCACTACCAACGATGTTTCGCTGACAAAGATCAGTAGGAGTGAATATGCCGCTTTACCAAATAAAGGGTCAAAGGGACAACCTAGTCAATACTACGTTGATCGTTTAACAACACCTACGATTACATTATATCAAACACCTGATGCTGTAACTTATACATATTTAAAGTATTATTATTTAAAAAGAATTGAAGATTCTGGAGCATATACAAATACAGCAGATGTTGTGTTTAGGTTTATACCTTGTATGGTAGCGGGTTTGGCGTATTACTTGTCTATGAAGTATAATCCACAAGTAGTGCAACAGAATAAACTGATATACGAAGATGAGCTTTCACGAGCGCTAAATGAAGACGGTCAAAGAACATCTGTATATATAACGCCACAAACATATTATCCACAGGGGTTTTAGATGAAAAATTTTAGAATGAGAAAAATGAAAAATGGAGGTTATTTAACTGGGTTAGAAAAATACCCAAGTCTTCAAACAACTATTCAAAATTACAGAGACAGACTGAAAGATGATCAAGATTTACTTCAGAAATTCGATAAAACTGCTCAATCTCAAATGCAAGCTACAGCAAACATGCCTACTGCTGAAAGATCAGCGTACATTGCAGATATTCAAAAACAGTATGCAAAACCATCAGATGAACAATTTGCTACAATTAAAGAAGACTTACAAAGTGACAAAAGAATTGGATTAACCTATAGATATCCTGTAGATACAGAATCTTATGGCCCTACTCAAGGATATTACAGAAATTTATCAAAAGAACTTAGTGAAAAACAAAAAGATATTGATGCTCTGAAGGTAACTGAAACTTCTACTAAAAAAGTACCTGTTTACAGTTATTATGAGGGACGTAGTGGTCCCCCAGGACTGGCAGGAAGTCAACCTGGTGTGGCTCGAACCACAACAGAAATACCAAAAGGTGCTACTTATAGACCAGCTTCACAGTCAGGGTTTATGTCAAATCCTGCTGGTTATGTTGGTTCAGATGGTACAAGTTACAGACAGCAAGGAACTAAAAATGTTACTGTATCAAATACTCGTACTGCAAAAGCAGGAGATCCTGAATATGATAAAGCGCAAAGGGAGTTAGCAAGACTTCAGAAAAGACACGATTACAGAAATGTCTATTCATCTAACCAAGGTAATCAGTTAACAGGTCAAAACATTTATTCAAGTTTAGGAATAACTTCTCCCTCACCTCAACAAACAAGTGGGCCACTTAATCGTCCACAAACAGCCTTTGCTTCATTTATAAAACCTAAAACTTTAAATAAAGGTGGTGAAATAAAAGGTAGAGGAAAAGCGATAAGAGGTTTTAAATTTGGAGGAATTAAATAGTGGGTTATGCAAGAGGCAAATATGCGCAGGCAATTTCAGATCGCTCTGGTATGGCTTTTCCATATAATGAAATGGTCAAAGAATGGAATGGTTCTTTTGTTCACAAGTCTGAATTTGAAGCAAAACATCCTCAGATAAGAAGAAAACATATTAAGGCAGATGCAATAGCTTTAGCAAACGCTAGACCAAGAACGCCAGATAATACTGGTGACTTTGTTTTATATATTACAAACGGATTACTTACAAATCCTGGTATGAGACCAACTGATGGTCAAGGTATTTTAGGCACAGAACTTCAAAGCTACAATGCAACACTGTCACTTGGTAATGTAAGTATTGTAAATACAGAAACTATAACGACACTAACCACAACTGTTGCAAATGTAAGTGGCAGTAATTATTATTTTATTGATGGTGTTCAACAGAACACCTTATCCTTTACTAGAGGTCAAACTTATAAATTTGATCAATCGGCAGGCACAAATGATAATCACCCATTAAGACTTTCAACCACAAGCAATGGAACACATAGTGGTGGCTCACCATACACGACAGGAGTGACTACAAGTGGCGTTGCAGGTACGTCAGGAGCTTATACTCAAATTTCTGTAGCAGGTGATGCTCCAGACACTTTATATTATTATTGTTCTAATCACTCAGGTATGGGTGGACAAATAAATGTGAGTTAAATATGTCAATAAGCCATGCAAATTTTTTAACACAAGTACGTAACTACACAGAGGTTGATTCTAATGTTTTAACAGATAGTCTTTTAGATGAATTTATAAGACATGTTGAAATTGATATTGCAGGTAAAGTTGATTATGACGATTTAAGAAAGTATTCTACATCTAACACAATTACTTCACAAAGATATCTAACGATGCCCTCTGATTTAATTTATTTACGTTCAGTGCAAGTAACAAATTCAGGAGTAAGAACATTTTTAGAAAAAAGAGATACAAGTTTTATATCAGAGTACAATTCATCTGATTCAACAGGAGTTCCTAAATATTATGCTAATTGGGATGATCTTACTATTGTTTTAGCGCCCGTGCCAAATGCGGAGTATACAGTGCAAATTAATTATATAATAGACCCACCACACTTTGATGGATCTAATAATACTTACCTATCAACTTATCAAGAAGCTATGCTTTTGAATGGTGTTTTAACTGAATGTTTTAGATATCTTAAAGGACCAGCAGACCTATACAAAGTGTATTTAGATAAGTATAATGAAGATGTTCAAGCATTTGCCTTACAGCAAATGGGACAACGTAGAAGAGGACAGTATGAAGAAGGCGTTCCAAGATTGCCCATACAGTCACCTTCACCTTAATTTTATGGAGTAATAATATGGCTATAACAACAAGTGTACTAACAAACTCATTTAAGAAAGAGTTGCTTGAAGGAACACACAACTTCAAACAATCTGGAGGAAATAGTTTTAAGTTATCTTTATATACAAATTCCGCTACTCTAGGTAAATCCACAACAAGTTTTACAACTGATAACCAAGTATCAAATACTGGTCAATATGCAAGTGGTGGTGGAGCTTTAGTAAACGGAGGCACTTCAGTTGCTACTAATACTGCAATTGTTGATTTTGCAGATCGTTCTTTTACTGGAGTTACTTTGACGGCAAGAGGAGCTTTGATATATAATGATACCGCATCTGGGGATCCTGCTGTAGCTGTTCTGGATTTTGGTTCTGATAAGTCAGCTACCTCTGGAACATTTACAATTCAATTTCCTGCGTTTACAACATCTGCTGCCATTATAAGAATTAGTTAAGGTTAGATATGTCTAGCACTTGGGGTTCTTATACTTGGGGACAAGGTAACTGGGGAGAAAATGCTAATGCCACTTTAACGTTAAGTGGTCTTACAATGACATCTGCTCTTGGAGCTGTTCAACAAGCGAATGTAGGAGAGGCAACAGGCATTGCTTTAACCCCTGCTATAGGTTCAAGTTCAATTACAGCTGATGCAAATGTTACACTTACGGGACTAAGTAGCACTTTATCTTTCGGATCTTTCTCAGCAACACCAAGTCAAGAAGTAGCATTAACTGGATTAAGTCTAAGTCTTACATTAGGAAATGCTGCGGATGTAGTGAGCACTCCAATTTTAGTAAATGGTTTTAATTTAACATCTAGTTTAGGCACCACTGCTATAACAGGATGGGCAGAAGTAAATAGAGGTTCAACTTCAACTTGGGCAGAGGTTGATAAAGCGGCGTAAGTCGCTTATAATACATTGAAAGGATAATTATGGTTTCATATACAAACAGTTTAGGAATTGAACTTCAGGTTACAGGTACTAATTCAGGAACTTGGGGCACAAAAACAAATAACAATTTTGAATTATTTGAACAAGCGATTGCTGGTTATCAAGATGTTTCAATTGCAGGTGGGGCACAAACAACAGCTTTACTAATGTCAGATGCGACAGTATCCAATGCTCGAAACGCAGTAATAAAATTATCAGGAACAATAACAGGTAACCAAATAGTAACTATTCCAAATAGTATTGAAAAAGTTTACATAATATCAAACGAAACTTCTGGTGCACACACAGTGCAATTTAAAACTGTAGGTGGCACTGGGTATACTTTTGCAGCAGCAGATAAAACAAAACGAGTTCTATATTCAGACGGAACAAATATCGTTGATACAGGAATTGTTACAACAGCATCAACAGATACTTTATCTAATAAAACGTTTTCAGGTACAATTACAAACTCAGGAACAATTGTTGGTGGTGGTGTTAGTGCCGTAACTTTAACTAAGCCTAAATTTGCAGATGCTGGCTTTATCGCTGATTCAAACGGAAACGAACAGTTAGTATTTCAAGAAACAGCCAGTGCGGTAAATGAATTAGAAATTACAAATGCAGCTACTGGTAGCAATCCTGGTTTTGCAGCTACTGGTGGAGATTCTAATGTGGGTATAAACTTTAATGCAAAAGGTAATGGTAAATTTGTATTTAATGATGCTGCTTATTTTCCTGAAGTTACACTAACAGATGGAGCAACAATAAATTGGGATGTGCAAGCAGCACCTGTTGCAAAGGTAACTTTAGGTGGGAATAGAACTTTTGCAGCACCGACAAATGGGTCAACAGGACAGTTTGTATCGCTTTTAATAATTCAAGATGGCACAGGAAGTCGTGTACCAACCTTCAATGCAATATTTGAATTCACCGCAGACACCGCACCAACATTGACTACTACTGCTGCAAAAGGTGATTTGTTTGTGTTTTATTATAATGGTTCAAAATTTCTTGAAGTAGGAAGAAATTTAAATTTAACACTAAGTTAGGATAATATATGTGGGCACAGGTAAAAAATGAACAAGTTATAGAAATTTATAACGGAGCTAAAGCAATAAAAATTGGAGATTATCAATATCCAAGCGGTATTTTTTCAAAATGGAGTAAATCGCAATTAGCAGAAATAGGTATATACCCAGTACATCAAGACAGAACAAATTATAAAAATGGTGAATTTCACAAAAATACAGATCACACTTATACTGTAGATAATACAAATAAAGTTGTTAAAATGGCTTGGGGTAAAGCAACTGCACATAGTTTGATAGATGTGGAAGTTAAAGATGCAGATGGAAAAAATCTTTTAGATTCAAATGGTAACAAAATTATTAATAAAGGTTTAAAGACAGTAAAAAAAGAGGAAATAAACAGACAAACTCGTGATATCCTAAACGAAACTGATTGGTATGTTACTAAAGCAAGTGAAGTTTCTGACTATACTCTTCCAACAAATATAGCAAAATTCAGAGCGGCAGTGAGAACAAAGTGTAATGAAATGCAAACACAAATTGATAATGCAAGTGATGTTGATGCTTTAAAAACTCTTTATGAATATACCAACACTGGAACGGAAGAAAATCCAGATATGACAAGACCTTTAGGGGAGTTTCCAAAGCTGGAGGACTTCTAAATGCCTTTAATTCTAGGAGCGAATAGTGTTAGAGGTGCAGCCGTTCACCAAATAGACCAATCAATTAGATTTAATGCTGCTGATAGTGCTTATATGCAAAGAACTTATGGTGCTGGTGGTAATGTAGATGCTTCTACAATAAGTTTTTGGTTCAAAAGGTCTAAACTTGGGGTTGAAGTTACAATGTTTGGAAGTGGTGCTAACACAAGCAATACTTTTGATATATTTTTTAAAACTGATGATACATTGTTTATTCAAGATTATGCTGGTGCTTATACTCTTTATTTAGGAACTACTCAAGTTTTTCGTGACCCATCAGCATGGTATCATCTCGTATTTGCATACGACTCTGCTAATGCAATAGAAACAGAAAGAGCAAGGTTGTATATAAATGGACAAAGAGTAACTAGTTTTGGTGGAGCATCACCATCACCAAAATACCCTTCTCAGAATGCAGACTCAATTTTAGGCACTAATGTTGCGATTGGTTTTGGTAGGTATATATCTCTTGGTTCTAGTAATACAAGTCAATATTTTGATGGTTACCTTGCAGAAATGAATTATGTAAATGGGTTAGCATTAGACCCTAGTTACTTTGGCGAAACCAATGATAACGGGATTTGGATTCCTAAAGAATATTCTGGTAGTTATGGTACAGGAGGATTTTTTGTTGATGGAAGAGATGCAAGTGATTTGGGTGATGACGAATCGGGAAGTGGTAATGATTTAACAACAAGTGGACTTGCCTCACATGACCAAATGGCTGACTCACCAACAAATAATTTTTGTGTAATGAATCCTCTTAATACTCACTCAAGTATTACTTTAAGTAATGGTAATTTACAATCAACTGCCTCAGCATTTACTGGAAGTGGTGCATCAATATTATTACCAAGTACAGGAAAATGGTATGCTGAGATTAGATATAATAATGCAAGTGTAGGTGAATATCCAATGGTGGGAATTTATAATACTATTAAAAATTTAAGTACTTCTGGATTAAATCCTGGTAACACAAGTGGTGATAAAGATATTGGTTTTGGTGCTGATGGTATTAGACGAGAAAATGCTACTGATACTTCTAGCTGGGGTAATGCTGTTGGTGATGGAAAAATTGGTGCTTTCGCTATTGATATGGATAATAAAAAGATTTGGTTTGGACATAATAATAGTGGTTCTTTTGTATGGCAAGCTAGTGGAAATCCATCAGCAGGAAGTAATGAAGCTAATACAATAGCTTTTGCTGATGATGTAATTTTTGGCAATAGTCATTATGGTGGTTCAATAGTATGTTGGAACTTTGGACAAGATGGAACTTTTGGTGGAACAGAAACAGCACAAGGTAATGCAGATGGTAATGGAGTGGGTAACTTCTATTATGCACCACCAACAAATTATCTAGCACTATGTACAAAGAATATAGGGAGTTAACATGGCAACACCAACAATACCAAATGGCGAAGAATATTTCTTTCCGATAATCTACGAAGGCAACGGAGCTGGGCAGAGGGTCGGTAAGTTCGTACCTTTTACAGACAATGGTACGATTGCTAATAGTTGTATATTTAATGATGATGATAGTCCAGAATTGAGTAGAACACCATCTTCAGAAACAAACAGAGATACATTCACTTTAAGTTTTTGGATAAAAAGATGTAATATAGGATCATTACAATTAATATTTCAACATGGTGCAAATGCTAACAATTGTACTCAGTTTAGTTTTGATTCAAGTGATAGATTACAATACCAACAAGTTGATGGAGGAAGTAATACTGATTCTCTTGTAACAAACAGAACTTTTGAAGATACCTCTAAATTTTATCATATTCTTTTGGCTGTAGACACAACTCAAGCAACCGAAGCCAACAGAGTAAGAATGTATGTTGATGGTGATGAAATAACTTCATGGAGTACAGCTAATTATCCAACTCAAAATACAGATACAGATGTGAATACTACAACAGAGTTCAGTATTGGTAGACAATTAAGTGGCACAGCGTACTCACCAGATTGTTATTTTGCTGAAATGAACTTTGTAGACGGAACACAACATACACCTTCAACCTTTGGCATCACCGATACAAGCACAAATCGCTGGATTCCAAAAACATTAACTGGTATTACTTATGGCACTAATGGATTTAGATTACAGTTTCAAGATAGTTCATCACTCGGAGATGACACGAGTGGAAATACAAATGATTTCACAGCCACAAATTTAGCTAGTACAGATCAGACCACCAGTAGCCCTACTCAAAACTTTAACACATTTGCTTCTTTTAATTCTGGCACATCTGCAACTGATGGTAATTTAATAGTTAGCACAGGAACAACAAATGGTGCTGCTCAAGCAGTAGCACAATCTGGGTTTGGTGTGGCAACTGGTAAATGGTATTGGGAAGTAAAAATCACAACCACTGGTGCTGGATTATGGGGTTGGAAAGATGACGGAAGTGCTGGAGGTTCACAAGCTAGTACTAGTGGCACACAAGGAGGTGGTAATTTTTCTGGGGCATTATCAACAGGTGCATCTGGACAATATTCTGCTGGGTCTTGGTTTATTGACCACAGATATACTGAAGAGGTAAATTACACAACAGTTTCAACTAATGATGTTTTAATGTTTGCAATGGATTTAGATAGTGGCAAAGGGTATTGTGGTAAGAACGGCACTTGGTTTAATAGTGCTAATCCAGCAAATGGCACAGGAGCAATTGGTGGGTGTCATAGAGCAAATGGAATAAATAAATTCTATCCTTGTGCTGTTAGGTCTGATTCAAATAGTGTAGGAGAGTTTAATTTTGGTCAAAAAAGTTTTGCACATACTCCACCAACTGGTTTTTCTACCTTACAACAGGACAACCTACCAGAAACAGCTAAAGGCATAAGTGGATTAGTGTGGACGAAGAACAGAGATGCTGCTGACAATCACCAATTATACGATAGTTCAAGAGGTAAACAATTAGTTTTAGCATCTAATACTGATGGTATAGAGTCAACAGTTGTAGATGGTTTACAAAAGTTTTTAAAAGGTGGTCAGCAAATTGAAGATAGTGATGCAATCAATACAGCTGGTGAATCTTTTGTAAGCTGGAACTGGGTAGCAAATGGTGGTACTACTGCAAGTAATACTGATGGTTCAATTGCCTCTACTGTCCAAGCTAATACAACTGCTGGCTTTTCAATCGTAAAATATGTTGGAACGGGTGCTAATGCTACAGTTGGACATGGGTTATCTTCAGCACCAGAGTGGGTTATGACACGGATTCGTAATGCTGGTTCAGTTGCTGGTTTTGCTGTAGGTTGTACAGCAGACCCTAGTGGATTCAATAACTTTTTATATTTAAATGAAACAACTGCAAGTACAGCAAGTGCGGCAACATGGAATAATACAGCACCAACAAATAGTGTATTTAGTGTTGGAACTTCAGAAATAGGAAATTATAATGGTTATAATATGTTAGCTTATTGTTGGCATAGTGTAGATGGCTTTAGTAAAATTGGTTTCTTCAAGGGCAACGGCAGTACAGATGGGCCGATGATTTACACAGGATTCCGACCAGCTTGGTTACTAATTAAACGGACAGATTCTAGCACTGGTGGTAATTGGTCAATAATTGATAGTACCAGATACCCAGCAAATCCAATCGGTCCACCATTACTTGCTGATAGTACAGATGCAGAATCTGGTCTTTCATCAATAACTATGGATTTATTATCAAATGGTTTTAAAATTAGAAACACTTTAAACTCCAATAATAATTCTAGTGGAACTTATATTTATATGGCATTTGCCTCTAATCCATTCGTTGGGGACGGAACCAGTCCTGTGACTGCGAGGTGACATGCCTCTAATCAAAGTACCTTTTAAACCTGGTTTTAATAAACAATTAACAAAAACAACAGCTGAATACCAATGGACAGATGGTGACTTTGTACGTTTTAGATATGGAGAGCCAGAGAAAATGGGTGGTTGGACTCAACCTTTAGCTAATACTTTGCCAGGAGTTGCAAGAGATATTCATAATTGGTCGGCGCTTGATGGAACTAAGTATATAGGAATAGGAACAACTAAAGGGTTGTTTTTATATTTTGAAGGTGCTTTTTATGACATTTCACCGCTCGGAACAGCATTAACATCTTGCACGTTTACCACCACAAATGGATCAGCTACTGTTACTGTAAACAAAACTTCTCATAATTTAGTTGTAGGTGAATATGTTGTATTTACAAGCGTAACTCTTCCCGGTTCAGGTACAGGTTTTGCAACTGCTGATTTCACAACAAACCCTTTTGAAATAATATCTGTTCCAACTGCTAATAGTTTTACAATTACCATGTCTGCTGTGGAATCAGGGGCTGGTATAACAGCTGCTGGATCAGCAACAACAACACCTTATGAAGAAATAGGTCCCACAATTCAAACACAAGGTTTTGGTTGGAGTACTGGCACATGGAGTGGCTCACAAAATTGGGGTGAAGCAAGCACAACCTCGACAACCACTTTAGAGCCTGGAAATTGGTCATTAGACAATTATGGTCAAATACTTATTGCGACTGTAAGAAATGGTAAAAGTTTTGAATGGAATCCATCGGCCTCTAATGCATTAACCACAAGAGCAACAGCTGTAGCAACAAACCCAACATCATCTGTTCATACTATTGTATCCGATACAGATAGACATCTTATTCATCTAGGCACTGAGACTACAATAGGAACGCCAGCTTCACAGGACAAAATGTTTATTAGATTTTCAGATCAAGAAGACAGAACAACTTATGCACCAACCTCAACAAACACAGCAGGAACTTTTCAACTAGACTCTGGATCAAAAATTGTTGGAGCTGTGCGTGCTAAAGATTTGACATTTATTGTCACCGATACGTCCGCCTATATAATGCAATTTGTTGGGCCCCCTTTTACATTTTCTATACGTCAAGTTGGTACTAACTGTGGAGCTATGTCACAACATTCAATCATTCATGTTGATGGTGTTGTTTACTGGATGGGTCGTTCTGGTGGTTTCTTTGTTTATGATGGCGCAGGTGTAAAAAAAATACCTTGCTCTGTTGAAGACTTCGTATTTACTACACAGACATCTAACGATCTTGGTTTTAATTTTAATCAAAATGAAATTATATTTGCTGGTTTCAATGGTTTATTCACAGAGATAAATTGGTTCTATCCAAAAGCAGGTTCTGATGTAATTGATAGATGTGTAACATTAAATTATAGAGAAGGTGTATGGACAACAAGTTCGTTAGATAGAACAACGTATATTGATAAGTTTACATTTGATAATCCTTATGCAACACAATACAGTTCAACAGCTACACCTAATTTTTCAATAAATGGTATTACAAATACTTATGGAGCTACTACATTATATGAACATGAAGTTGGTACAAATCAGGTTGATAGTGCTGGTAGTAAAACAGCTATTCCTGCTTTTATTGAATCTGGTGATTTCAGTTTGGATATGGAAGGTGCGCAAGGTGAGTTTTTTCTGAAGATTAGACGTTTTATACCTGACTTTGCTAAAATAGATGGTAATGCTAAAGTATCCTTATTGTTAAAAGATTTTCCAGCAGAAACAGAAAGTTCCTCAAGTCTAGGTCCGTTTACTGTAACTGCCTCAACAAATAAAATTGATACAAGAGCACGCGGACGTTTTGCAGCTTTAAAGATAGAAAATGAAAGCACAGATGAAACTTGGCGTTTTGGTTCTTTTCGTGCTGACGTTCAGCCTGATGGGAGAAGATAATGAAAATAAATTTAATGTTACCAGATTTAAAAAGTGAGTATAATTTTGAAGACAAAAGGCAACTTACCCAAGCATTATCAACACTTGTAAATCAGTTAAATTTTAGTTATAAAACTAATATTAAAAATGAACAAGATACATTTAATTATTTTATGTCATGACAATACAATATAAAAGTGAAACATTTGATCTTACTACCACTGATGTCACTACAATTTTAACTTGTCCATCAGATGCAACTATTATTGTAAAACTAGTTCAAGCTAGTCATGAGGCGTCAAGCAATGTAGATGTAGATTTATTTTTACGAAAATCTGATGGGTCAGCTGATGTTGAAATTTCAAATGTTCAGCTTAATAAATCTTTTGATAATTTAGTCAAGGATAGTTTAAATCTTGAAGCTAGTGACATTCTTAAAATACAAGCAGGTTCGGCTAATCAAATAACAGGTTGCATATCCTATGCTCTTATTGATCGTTCTCAAGAAAATGGTTGATTTTATTTTTTAATTATGTAAATTTAACAGTATGACAACATATATAATAATAAATATTTTAATATTCCTTATTTTTTGATATGAAAGTAATACACTGCGAATCGAAAACTAAGATTACCAACAAAAGAACTGGAAAAGTATATGCATCAGAAAATGAAGCAAAGTTCGATGTCAAAGATCAGTTGTCTGCGACAACTGAAGAAGAGATTCAAAGGGACGTTACAATTATCGTACCGCAGTTGGATATTGAAGGAGGAACAGATTGAATCCTCTAGGGGGAACTGAACTTCAACATAATTTTTTAATCGACAATGTTAAAAAAGAATTGTTGGAAGGTGTTCAAATTTGTTTATCTGTTCCTGAAAAAACACCTTTGTCTAAAGATAAAGTAAATATTCTGTGGCAGAAAAATGCACCAGATCAACCTAATATTAAACCTTGGTTTGATGATAAAAATAATCACACTAAATATGATTGGTATGTATTTAATTCACATTGGAATTACGAAGAATATAGGAAGTGTTTTAATATACCAACCGACAGATGTCATGTTATTAAAAATGGTGTGACAAGTTTTCCCAAACCAAGCACTTACAATAAAGGGGATCGTCTTAGAATTATACATCATAATACACCTTGGCGTGGTTTAAATGTTCTGTTAGGAGCTATGCAGTATCTAGAGGGTGAGAATATTGAGCTTGATGTATATAGTAGTTGTGAAGTTTATGGAGATGAGTTTAAAGAAGATAATGATCATAATTACCAAGAGTTATATGATCAAGCAAAAGAGTTACCAAATGTTAATTATATTGGATATAGACCAAATGACTTTATATTAAGTAAATTACCAAACTATCATTTATATGTTTATCCAAGTATTTGGGAAGAAACATCATGCATCTCTTTGTTAGAGTCTATGGCTGCTGGCTTGTACTGTGTTGTGACTAATTATGGTGCTTTATATGAAACAGGATCCGAGTTTCCTATATACATCAACTATGAAACAAATTTTAATAATCTTGCTTTTCAATTTGCAGAAGCTATCAAAGTAGCACGGGACACGCTCCACGAACCTATGATAAGAGAACATTTATCTTTACAACAAGATTTTGTAAAAAGGTTTTATTGTTGGGAAAAAAAGGCATTTGAATGGACAAATTTTCTTACAGGTGTTTTAGATGCAAAACAATAAGCCACTTTGGATCAATAAATCAAAAAATACCGATAAATATAAAATAAAACTTTTTGTAGCTACTCCTGTACATAGTGAAGTATCCATACACTTTACGCAAACAATGCTTGAATTACAAAAAGAATGTATGAAAAGAGATATACTTGTTACATTTCAACTAATGAAATCTTCTTTAGTTACGCAAGGGAGAAACTTATGTGTGAGTGCTTTTTTACAAACAGACTATACACACCTTTTGTTTGTTGACTCTGATATTGCTTTTGATGTTGAAAGCATATTTAAAATGATAAGTAAAGATAAAGAAATAATCTCACAACCGTATCCAATTAAAACAGCTAAATGGGAAAATCTCATTGACAAAATAAAAGGTGATTTTATTAAAAACCCTAAACAATGCCAATTTCATATAAATCAATATCCAATACTTTTAGAAGATGAAGAACATGACGTCAAATGTGAAGAGGGTGTTATTGAAGTTACACACGCACCAACTGGTTGTATGTTAATACAAAGACAAGTCTTTGATAAATTAATTAAAGCTTACCCTAATATGGATATTGTACAAAAAACTGTGATAGATGGTGAGTTTAAAGACAGACCACATTTCTATGCTTTTTTTGACACTTATTATGATACTGAGAGCAAAAGATATTATGGAGAAGACTTTGCTTTCTGCCGTTTATGGAAAAATATAGGTGGTAAATTATATTGTTACATTATGGATTACATCACACATGTTGGTGAGTTTCAGTATACTGGTCGTTTATATGATGAGATGACCAAGCAGGTGGTTGAAAAACCTCCACAATCAGAGTAAAATAAACTCTAAGTAATTACTAAGGAGATTTTTTTATGCCAGGTCCATTAGCAATAGGATTGATGGTTGGTACAGCCGCATTTGGAATAGCTAAGCTTGCAGGCTTATCAACTAAAAAAGCATTAGGTATTGGTTTATTGGGTGGACTAGGGGCGGGTGGTATTAAGGCATTAATGGCTGCGCCAACAAGTGCATCCGTAAGCGCTGCAACACAAGGTTTAGGCACGGCTGCAGGAGCAGGTTCCACGGCTGCTGGTCAAGCCGCTTCACAATTGGGCGCATCCTATGGTGCAGGGACAAGTGCTATATTAGGCCCGGGTGGAACTGCTATAGCAACTCCGGGTTCATTAGGAGCGGGAGTTTCAGGCTCAATAGCTCCTGGAGTAGCAGGTACTGGCTTAAACACCTTGGCTACTCGTAGCTTACCTTTACCTTTAGGTACTCCAGAAATGTTTAAAACTGTAACAGACGCCTCAGGTGCAGTAAAGTCAGTTGTAAAACCAGATTTAGTTTCAGCACCTGTATCACCAATAAGTGAAGGTGCTTCTGCCGTAGGTCAATATATAAAAGAAAACCCACTTACGACAATCGGTGGTGGTGCTACTTTATTAAGTTTAGCAAGTCAACCGAAAACTCCTGCTTATGGAACCACGGCTGAGGGTCCTTTTTCAGAAGAGGAATACAGACAAGCTTATGAACGTCAAAGAGCACGTGTTGAACCATTAAGTGAAAGAGCTGAGTATGAAAGAGATCCAGATTCTTTAACACCTAAAAATATTTATGATCGTCAAGAAATGATGTATGCAAATAAGGGTGGCTTATCTTCATTTAGGGAAGGTGGAGTAAACTACTTACCAAGTAAATCAGATCACGATGAAAAAGATTCAAACAATTATGTTCGTGCTACAGGTTATGTTGAGGATGGTTCTGGTAATGGTGACAAAGATGAAGATACTATGTTAGCACAATTAGCTGATGGTGAATTTGTATCAAGAGCGGATGCTGTTTTAGGGGCAGGTATTATGCAAGGCGCTAACCCAGAAGACTTTAAAGATATGCGAAGAAAAGGTGCTCAGTTTTTTTATAAACAACAAGACCAATTTAAAAGAATTTATGATATTGTAAATGATGGAAATAAAACAAGTTGATATAGAGTGTATAGATGTGTTTTGGGATAGAGTAAAAGGTTGGATTGGAAGAGTGGTAAAACAGACAAACGGACGTCATACTGTTGAAACTACTTACAATCTTTTAAAACAAGGTACAATGACTATGTTTTTAGTTACACATAAAAAACAAATTACTGCTGTTGTTGTTACTCAAAAAGTCTATTACCCTGCAAAAGTTGTGTTAGGTTTTTTATTTATTGGAGGAAAAAAAGTGTGTAAGTATTTAAAAGAGATAGAGGACTACTTTATTAAATATGCACAAAGTTTAGGTCTTGATATAATTGAGTGTTGCGGAAGAAAAGGATGGATAAAAGTGTTGAAAGAACAAAAACAAACTATGAAATTAACAGGGTATGCTTATGAAATTTTTGCTTAAATTATTACCAAATAAAATTAAAATTTGGTTACTAAATGTTCTCTACAAAGAGATTGCAGGTAAAGGGACATGCGGAGATACTGAACTTGCACATATAAATAAAGATGAAGCCTTATTGTTAAAACTTGCAGGTGGTTCAGGAACAATAAATGAACACACTGGGTTAAGACAATATGGAAAAGGTGGTGGTGGCGGAGGTCAACCTGCTCCTGCACCTGCCGCTCCAGCAAATACTACTACGACACAAAGGGAAGCACCTGAGATTGAGGCTCGTAAATTAGCATTATATGATGAAGCAATAGATTTAGCTTCTGTACCCATTCCAGTACCAGAGTTTCAAGTTGCAGGGCCTTCTCCTCTTCAACAACAACAATTTCAAGCAGCAGCTAATTTAGGAACAGTAGGTCAACAGGCCTTTCAAGAAGGTATTGCCTCAGTGCTAGGCACTCAACAACTTGCTTTACAAGGTCCAGACATAATGAGATTTATGAATCCTTATCAAAGTTATGTTACTGATGAAATAAATAGACAAGCTGAGATTGGCCGTAATCAACTTTCAAGTCAAGCTATTCAAGCAGGTGCTTTTGGTGGAGGTCGTGAAGGGGTTGCTATGGGTGAACTTGAAACGGGTAGAATACGTTCAATAGGTGATGCTCAAAGACAAGGGTATGAGTCTGCACTTAGAGCTGCACAAACTCAACAAGGACAAGTATTGACAGCAGGTTTACAAGGAGCCTCAGAATTAGGTCGTTTAGGAGCTGCTCAAGCTCAGACTGGTGCAAGTGCCGCTCAAGAAATGGCAAGAGCAGGAGCCGTACAACAACAATTAGCACAACAAGCTTTAACAGCACAAAGACAAACAGAAGTAGCAAGAGCCTATGAGCCTTATCAAAGAATAGAATTTCAAAAAGGTATAATGACAGCTCTACCAACTGCTGCATCTACTGTAACTCAAACGACTGCACCAGGTATAGATCCACTAGCCAAAGCTGCTTCCACAGGACTTGGTGCTTATGCTGCATATCAACTATTAAAACCGATGGGTTAAGGTATGGATAAAACTTTACTTAGACCTTTATTTCAGAAAAAGTACATGGAGATAAACAAACCACAAGGTTTTCGTTCTGGTGCTGCTATTGATTTTCAACAGTTGGCTATGGCTAATCAAAGTCAACCAAGTAATGATCAAGGTATAATGACTGTAACAAGGCCCTCTGGTATGCAGGAGAATGTTGAAGTTAGAGAAAGAACACCAACTCAGGATGTAAATATAACTGAGAGTATAGTTAGTGGTAGAAATAATCAAAATGCTTTAGAAAAAGACAAACGTTTTGAACAAGAACTTGATCAAGGTATAATGTCTATTCAAAAAGAAAACCAACAAAGACCTAGTCAAGATCCTAATACTACTTTTATTGATCAACGTGTAAACGCACAAAGATTAGAAAATGATCAAGAACGAATTCAAAAATTAGAAGAGGAAAAAGAAAAAGTAAAATCAGAGGGACTGTTTAGTAGAGATGATCAATTAGGGATGTTTGCTGCCTTAGTAGCTAGAAGACTAGCACAACCAGGAGCAACCTTATCAAGTGGTTTTGCTTACGGTGTTGGTGATTTTGCAAGTGTATATGGAAAAACAAAAGCTGCTGAAGCTGAGCTACTTGCTACAAAAACAAAAAAAGGTAAAAATATGTGGGTCTTTGACTCAAGAGCTGATGGTGGTAAGGGTAAAAATATTTATATACCAGAGGGAGCTTATGACCCAAGATATCATACAAAAGCTATAACTGAAGAAAAAGGATTTATGGATGTAGTGCAGTTTGATGAAGAGGGTGTCCCAAACGTCATGTCAGTTGCAACTAAAAACTTTAATCCAAAAAATCAAGAAAGATTTTTAGGTAGGACATCTGTAATGCTTGCTAATGATTCAAATCAAACAGTCATTGAAATAACAGCTAATGAATTATTCAGAGATAATTATTTTGCAGAAAAAGTTCCAGGGTATAAAAGAAAATATGTTAAACCACCTAGCACAAGAGAATCTGCTTTTGCAGACTCACTAAAGAGAAAAGAATATGAAGCGGATATGAAAGAAAGACTTAAACTTGAAGCAAGACTTAAAAAATCTTTTAATCTTGCACAGCTTGGTGATAAAGCTTTAGGGTATATAAATGAAGGTGCAAGAGCTGGACAAACTGCTAATTTTTCTTCTTTGACTGCTGGATTAGGCGCTTTCATAAAAAACCAATTTACACGAAATGAACAAGGTTTAAATATTCCTGAAAGTGTTTACAATTCTGAAATAAGTCAGATGCAAGAAAAATTAAAAGATCAGTATGGTGATCAAGCAGTATTTGAGACGGGTGTTGATGGCTCTCAAGTTAATTTAACTTCTCTAAGTAAGAGATTTCAAACTTTGGACGCTGGTTTGCAGTCTTTAGTTATTGAATTAGCCTATGCTAAAGCAAAACAAAGAGAAGAAGGAGGACGTTTTTCTGTCAGTGATATTGAGAATGCAATGCGTTCAATTGGTGATGTTTCAGAACCAACTTTACTAAGACAAAAATTATCTGAAACTTTATATAATGATTTAAACAATCCAATGGAAGAATGGCGTAGAAAATATGGTGAGTTACCATCAGAATACAAAGAATTAAATATGTATAGAGATCTTTTTGAAAGAAACAGACCTATAAAAGTAAAACCAGCAAGTCAACAAGAAAAAGAAGGTACATTACCTTCTGGTGAACCAGGTATTCAAATTTTAAAACCTGGTCAACAGCCAAAACCAAAAGGTAATGATACAAATAAAGGTAAAGGACAAACTTACTAATGACAAAAGCAACTAAAGAAAATTTAGAAAAGTTAGGAGAACTTAACCCCTTCTCTGAAACTGTATCAAATATAAAAAGAAAATTTAACAGATATAATGTCTACAAAAACACCGATCAAGCGATGGAACTTGATCCTGATCTAACTAATCAAAATAGACATGACGTAACAAATTATTTGTATCAACTTGAGTTACAAGACAATCCAAACACAGATTACTTTGAATTCTACAAAGAGTTTAATCCAAAAGGCCCACTTGCAAGTCAAAAAAATTATGTTGAGGCATTTTCAAAGTTTGATCCAAACTTACAAACTATGGATGATCTTGAAATAGCTAAACACGCTTATAATACAATAAATGTGCCGTTTGAAGCATTAACTCCCCAAGGAGATCAAATTTTAATTCCTAGAGTATCAAATATTAAATATAGAGATTTCTTTGATAATTTTGCATCTAAGTCAGTTGAAAGGGATAATGTGGCTTTTTCTCCCACAGAATTTTTAGATGATCCAATTGATATTAACCCTAATTATTCTACTAAAGAGATAGCAATAAGAAATGATATTAGTGCAGATGCCTATGAAGGAGCAGCGGAAGTTGCTTTTGCAAAATCATTAGGAGATTTAGATACTGATAAATTACAGGCGGCAAGTAATGTGTTATCAGCTAGGTTTGGGCAAGACGTAAAACCTTTCTACGAAGAAAATACTGGAGAGTATGTTTTTATGAATCCAGAAACTGGTAAAAAACAATTGTTAAATCCTCCAGGCATGGGTTTGGAAAGTATTGCGGGTATGGGTGGAGATGCTATTGTGATGGTACCAGATGCAATTGGTGCAACTATGGGTTTAATTTTAGGTTCTACACCTGCTACTGCTATAGCTTCTGGCACAACAATTGGTGCTTTAGAGGGAGGTTTGCCTGGTGGAACGACAGGTGCTTTAGGTTCTTTTGGAGCATCTTTTTTTGGTCCGGGTTTTGGATCAATGGTTGGTGCGGGTATTGGTTCAGGCTATGGTTCTGCATTTGGCGATGCTGCTCGTATTTATCTTGGTAATGAACTTTATGGTGTAAATAAAGGCTACGATGGTTTTATTGATGTGTTGAAAAAAAAAGGTAAATTTGACACTTTAAATGCAGCCGTTACTGCTGGTGGCTTAACTATGGAGAAAACATTTAATCTAATTAAAGGGGTAGTCAAAGGTCATAAAATCAATCCAAATATAGTGAAAGATATTAAAAATAACAAACTTAACGCCGCAGAAACAAAAAAACTATTAGATGAAATGAATGAAACACTTGGTTTAGCTAATGTAAAAGAAAAACTTCATTTTTCCTTAGGTGAAATTATGAATAATCCAAAAAACCTTAGAAAACAAAAACGTTATGAGGATAATGATAAGTATGGCTTGCAAGGTAGGTTTGACACATTTAATAAAGAAAGAGCAGATGCTTTAAAAGCATATGTTGAACTGAACGCAAAAAATTTAGGTATTGATGATTTTATTGGTGCCAATCCACAGCATAAAGAAAATATAGGTAAGATGATTCAGAAAGTTATTCAAAAAAGACTTGAACCTAGAAGAAAAGTAGCAATTGATGCTATGCAAAATGCTGAAAAAAACCTTACAAATCAAACCGTAAATTTGGCATCTGGTGATACTAAAGCAAAAGGAGTTGAAATAAGTGGAATAATAAAAGATATTTATAAAACTCAAAGCAAAGATTTCGCAAATGAATATGCATCTTTGTTTAATATTGGAGGTAATAGAACAATAAAACTTGCAAAAGATGGTCCAGTAGTAAAAGAGTATCAACGTTTAAAAAATTTACTTGAGGCTAATGATATTCCAAAAACACAAATAGACGAACTTGTTAAAAACCCTTTAAGAAAATTAAAAGTTGTAGATAAACAAGGTAAAAAAATAAAATTAGAAGCAGGAGAGAGACGTTTAGAAGATATTAAACAAACGATTACATCTTTGATGAGAAAAGATGGTGATTATTTTGGAGTCGCAGGATATCCTGAAAAATTAGAAAAAGCTTATAGACAAGAATTTAGTGATCAGCTTGGAGCTGATGATCCTTGGTTGCAAGATTACATAAAACTATCAAAAAAATACGAAACATTTAGAAATAAATTTGCGGGCACTTTAAGTGATGTTGTAAAAATTGGTGACGGCTCCGTAAAAATAGGTGACGAAGATGTTTTTAAACAAGTATTTAAAAAAGGGTCTCAAAATATGGATAGAACAAATGTTGATCTTACTTATGATGTTTTAAAATCAAGACCTGATGCAATATCTACAATGCGTGATGCAGTAGAGAGTAAATACAGAAGAGAGGTTATTGATCCAGAAACTGGTATTCCTAATCCAAACAAACATAAAGCGTTTATGGATTCAGAAGACGGTTATGGCTATGCTGTCAAAAAGTTTTTTGGTGACAGAGACTTTGCAAGAATAAATGCTTTAGGTGACCTTACTAAAGTTAACAAAACAACAAAAGAGAAAGCGGAAAGAGTTTTAAAAAACATTGAAAAATCAACAAAAGGGCAACTTGCATCTGCAAGGCCAAGTCAAGTGTATGATTATTTGTTTGATAAAAATAATCCAAATCAAGCTCGTAGTGTTATGAATATTTTAAAAGATGATCCAGAGGTCGTGCAACAAATTAAAGAAAAAGTACATGCAAGAATTTATAGAGAAATATTAGATGATAGAGGAAATATTACACCACAATCCTATAAAAATCTTAAAAAATTTTTAGACACCTCAGATGAGGGGTATGGTCAAACCCTACGTGCAATTTTTAATGATGATGCAGGTAAACAGTATATTAAAAATTTAAAAAAGGTTGAGCAAGCGACTGACTTAATGACTCGTTCTCGTGTAGTAAGGGGGACGGAGGGTCTACAAGAGGCAGCTAATATACCTCAATATGCTGTTGATATGGCAAGAGGTTTACTGTTTAGACCTCTAAGTAGAGAAGGTAAAATGTTTACTGGTCTTTTAAAATATACTGGGATTGCAATAGATGAAGCTATGGCCGATATTTTAACGCAACCGAAATTACTTGATGAATATCTTAAAGCCGCAGGCAAACCAATACGTTCAAAAGCTTTTAGAAACGCTATGGGTTTATCTTTAGGTGTTCCTTTAAAAATTGATTATGAAACTATTCCTGAAGGAGAAGAGTTTGATGTAATACAAGAGACTTTTCCAGTTCCTAAAGAAGAGGACATTCAACCACAAAGTCAAGTTGATTCACCAACAGTAGACATGTTCGCCATGCAAACACCAGCCACGCAACCTGCATCACGGCCCTCGGCTCCTCCAGCTCCACCAGCTCAACAAGGAATTGCTGCTATGCAACCTAATAGAGCACAACAGTATGCAGGATTATTTCCAAATGATCCATCTGGACAAATGATAGCTCAAGGAAAACAAAATGCCTGAACCAAGAACAACTAAAGAACATATTATATCTTTGTATGGTCACATTGAGGGTGTGAAAAAAGATGTGGAAACGATAAGAGAAAATCATTTAGCGCACATTCACGAAGATATTGATAAACTTGGTGAAAAAGTCGATAAGTTGTTATTTTGGTTAATGAGCGGTATGCTTACAATTATTATAACAATTATAGGACTTGTGGCATGGATCCAATAACTATCGCAACGGCGGCTTTCGGAGCAATAAAATCTGGAATCGAAGTCGGTAAAGAATTAAATAGCCTTTCTGGTTATATTATAAAATTTGTCAAACAAATGAGTGATGTAGAAGAGCAACACAAAAAAGAAAAAAGTAAATGGTTTACGTCTTCTAATGAAGAAGCTCTACATACCTACTTTAGTTTAAAACAAGTTCACGATATGGAAAATCAATTAAGAGAAATATTTACTTGGCACGGATCACCAGGTGCTTGGAGTGAATTTGTAGCTATTCGAACAGATATAAGAAAAAAGAAAGTTGCAGCAGAGGCAAAACGTAAGGCAGAAAGAGAAAAACGTATGGTAAATTGTGCTTATGGATTACTTGCAGTAACTTTAATCGGTTTAATTGTATTTTTAATAATGATGCTAAATTAGGCTAAAATTTGGGAAAAAACGACCGATTTTAAGAGCTGTCAGCGATTGTTTTTAGTGTAAGTTGACCTTTACTACCTAGCTAAAATACACTAAAATACACTTAGTTAACTAAAAAACCTTATAAGGAGAAAATTATGAGAAAAGGTATGAAATCAAAAGGCTATGCCAAAGGTGGAGCCAAAATGATGAAAGCTATGGGTGGCAGAATGATGGCTAAAGGCTATGCTAAAGGTGGAACAAAAATGAAAATGACTAAAGATATGAAAGTCAAAAAAACACCAGTTAAGGTAAGTAAAGCAACAACTAAAAAAATGACTGTAGCTCAGTTAAAGAAACAAGCAAAAATGCTTGGCATGAAAGTAAGCAAAGCATAATTCACTTGCTTTATTAAATTAAAAACTTATTATGGGGTATGGCCTACTTAATAAAAAACATACCCTATTTTAAGGTCTGGGTAAGAAAAGAATTCACACACAATCACAGAAAATATCAAGGCGAATACATTCATGCATTAGCTTGCGCAGTCACTAGTATTCCTGATAGATGTTTAAGTTTTCAAGTTATATTTACTGGTTGTGAA